CAACAATCATTGTCAAACATTGCAAAGAAGGTTATACTAATTAAATGAAACGAGCACGAATAGTAATCAAAGACGAAGTCAATGTTAAGATTGAAGGCTTAGAACTTGATACTAGAAAAAAACTAGTAAACCGGTTCAAGTATATGGTGCCACACGCACGTTACTTGCCAGCATACAAGCTAGGACGCTGGGATGGCAAGGTAGCATTCTTCCAAATGGGCGGAAGCAGTTATGTTAACCTGTTGCCTGAAATTATTCCTGTACTAGAAGAAGCCTACTACGATCTAGAATTAGACGATCAGCGCGAGTATTCAACTAACTTTGCGTTTAACGAAGTAACAGAAGATACATTTGCACACATTAAATGGCCCAAGGGACATCCTGTTGAGGGCGAACCTATTAAACTGCGCGACTATCAAATTGAAGTAGTTAATAACTACTTGCGTAATCCGCAGAGTCTACAGGAAGTAGCTACTGGCGCAGGCAAAACACTTATGACAGCAGCGTTAAGTGCTAGTGTAGAACAGTATGGGCGTAGTATTGTTATTGTACCAAACAAAAGCCTAGTAACACAAACAGAAGCAGACTACATTAACATGGGTTTAGATGTTGGTGTATTCTTTGGTGATAGAAAAGAGTTTGGTAAAACGCATACTATTTGTACTTGGCAAAGTTTAAACAGTTTGTTAAAGAACACACGCAATCAAGTAGCACCTATTACTATACAAGAGTTTTTAGAAGGTGTAGTGTGTGTTATTGTAGACGAAGTACACCAAGCAAAAGCAGATGCACTAAAGAACCTGCTAACAGGTCCAATGGCTCGTATACCACTGCGTTGGGGTTTAACTGGTACAGTGCCCAAAGAGGATCACGAGTTCCAAACTATACACGTTAGCATTGGTCCAGTAATACATCGTATTGCTGCTAAAGAACTACAAGACCAAGGTGTACTAAGTAGTTGTCACGTTAACATTATACAAATGCAAGATCACTCAGAGTTCTCAGACTATCAATCAGAACTAAAGTGGCTTACTACTAACGACGAACGCTTGAGTACCATTGGACAAATGTGCGCGGGCATTGCAGAGTCGGGCAATACACTTATACTAGTAGACCGTATTGCAGCAGGACAAGCATTAATGGCAGAACTGCCAGACGCAGTATTTGTATCTGGCGCAACCAAAGCGGGCGACCGCAAGGATACCTATGACGAAGTTGCTGGAGCTGACGGCAAAATTATTATTGCTACCTACGGCGTTGCCGCTGTTGGTATTAACATTCCTAGGATTTTCAATCTTGTTTTATTGGAACCTGGAAAGAGTTTTGTGCGAGTTATACAGTCTATTGGGCGCGGAATAAGAAAAGCTAAAGACAAAGACCATGTGCAGATTTGGGATATAACAAGTACCTGCAAGTTTGCAAAACGACACTTAACCAAACGCAAGAGTTTTTATAGAGAAGCAAATTATCCTTTTACTCTTGAAAAATATGATTGGAAGTAATATGAAAGATATAAAAATTAATAGCCACACTGGTTTTCAAAAGTTAAAGTCATGTATAGTTGGCAAGTCGTATCCGCCGGAGTATTATGATATGATTGAAAACCCTAACGTGCGCGATGTAATGCAACGAGTTGCTCGAGAAACCGAAGAGGATTATCAGAAGTTAATTGGTATAATTGAAGACTTTGGTGCTACTGTATACAGACCAGACATAGACCCTACAGATAACTTTGGCAAATACTTAGTAGTTCAACCTGACGGAACACGCAAATACAGTATCCCACCAATGAACCCTAGAGATCATTTGCTAGTTTATGGCAATACAATGCTAGTTGATCGACCTCACGGCGAACAATACATTGATTTTTATGATCATATACTTGATAGGATTGATGGCAATATATTTCATTCTAGAGATTATCCTGTATTGCAACAAATGGCTATGCCTTGTGTGACCCGCGTTGGGCAAGACATCTACTTTGACAGAATAAGTAATCAACGTGAAATTAATGATCAATTCTTTAGAGATTACCGTACACACGAAGTACTCACAGGTGGACATCAAGATGGTGTTTTTTGTCCTGTAACTCCTGGACTAATAGTTAGTTTGCGTGATGTGCCTACCTACAAAGATACGTTTCCCGGATGGGAAGTGGTGTATCTGCCAGATCAAAGCTGGGACGCAGTTAAAGACTTTTTGTTGTTAAAACGAAAGAATGATGGAAAGTGGTGGATACCTGGCGAGGAAAAAAATGACGATCTAATAGATTATGTTGAAACCTGGTTAAACGACTGGGTAGGCTATGTTGAAGAAACGGTATTTGATGTAAACATGTTTGTACTCGACGAAAAGAACGTAATAGTAAACAACTACAATGAACAGGTATTTGAAGCACTAGAGCGATACGATGTTACACCGCATATTTGCAACTTTAGACATCGATATTTTTGGGACGGTGGCTTGCATTGCATTACCCTTGACCTAGAGCGAGAAGGCGGGTGCATTGATTATTTTAGCAATTGACTTTTAACAATTAATCGTATATAATACTATCATGAGAATACAAACCTTAGAAAACGAAACATACAACCTAGATACGCTACCAGATGAAGTAGATGATCTACGCTTCGCTATATTGGATAACTCAAATCCCGCTGAACCAGATTACTATTACATTCCGTTAATCTTCTTAGAGTCGTTTACCAGCCCGGCACTTGTGTTACAGATTGGCGATAAGACCATCAAGATGCCTCTAGACTGGAGCGTACTAATTGGTGAGGACGACTTGGGCGACTTAGAAGCATTGCCACTTACTAGTTTAAACGATCGAGACTTCAAAGTATTCCAGCACAACAGTTTAAGTGACTTTGGTGCAAGTTTCTTGCCTATCGAGATAGTAGACGTGTACAACGAAGTCTCTTGGTACGCACCTAAGCTAAAGAACGGACAGTTCTTGAGTGTGCCAATTGACGATGGCGAAAAGCCACGCTGTGTTTATTTTGTAAAGGATGTATCTCGTAACTGCGAAGTAGTTGACTATAACAAGGCTTGGTAATATGGACGATAACGACATTTATATTAGCGATGACGCAATATCAACAGTAACCATTTCCACAGCGGACACTACTCTTACCTGGGGCGACGATGATTATACCATTGATTTATCTGGACTAGATACAGTTACATTTGATGAGTTTCCTGTTAACGAAGAATATAACTATGTGCAGCGTATTGAGCGTTTAGAAGAGTTGCTTGGCTTGCCTAAACGTGACTTTGATTTAGAAACCAAACATCCAGAGTTGCGTGACCTATATGAAGAACAGGTACAAAAGGTAAAACAAACACTTGCAGGAATTGACTACTCAGAGTATACTGAGGAAGTTGAAAAGAAACGAATGTGGGAACGGCTAAACAAGTAATGGCAGCACCTAAACTTGACATATTTAAAATGCTTGCTGCAATGGACAGTAAGGATTATGCGTTTTACGATCGTTTAACAGAAGACGAGCGTAAAGGCTTCAGTGCATTCCTAGCACTCAAATGGGGTGCAAGTGTAGAAGGCGGGCAAGAGCTAGAACACTATTACCTTGCTGCAACTAATCACTACTGCAACAAACATTGGTATGAGATTAACCGGCATCCTAAACTACAATGGTTAGAGTTATGTGCTGCTAGTCCTGGTATTGGTCGCGCAAAGCACAAATGGTTAACTCCTAAAAAGAAAGAAACCAAAAAGAATAGTCATACCAAACAGTTAGCAGAACTGTTTCCTAATATTAAAAGCTCAGACATAGATCTATTAGCGCAACTTGTTACTAAACGAGAAGTAAATGAGTACATCAAACAACACGGAGAATGAATACACTTGCAAGTATTGCGAGAAATCATTTAAGCGAGAAAACAGTCTTGCAGTCCATGTGTGCGAGCAGAAAAAGCGTTACCAAGAAAAAGATGAGCGCGGTGTACAACTAGGCTTGCAAGCGTTCTTGCAGTTTTACGAGTATTCGCAAGGTAGTGCTAAGACTAAAACTTGGGAACACTTTGTTAAGAGTCCATACTATAAAGCATTTGTAAAGTTTGGTCGTTACTGTGTAGATATAAAGGCAGTGCAGCCTAAAAAGTATATGGACTGGTTGCTAAAGAACAACAAGAAGATTGACTACTGGGCAAAGGATTCAAACTATGATGAATACTTGCTGTATATACTTAAACTAGAACATCCAATGGATGCACTTAAACGTGCCATTGAAGCAAGTATTGAATGGGGCGAAGCTAAGAACGCAGACCCTAAAGATATTATACGTTATAGCAGCACACTAGGAACAGTGCAGCGTATTACTAAAGGCACACTAAGCCCATGGGTAATATATAATTCAAAATCAGGACAACAGTTTTTATCTGAACTTGGCGAACAAGCAGAAATGGTTTGGCCTTACATTGATCCCGAACAGTGGGAACGAGTGTTTAGCAAGTATCCCGCAGACGTAGAGTTTGTTAAAGAAGCATTAAAGCAGGCGGGCTGGTAATGAGTGTAGTTAACGTTGCAATGTCTAATTTTGTAGAGCAATTAAGAATATGGAATACTTATAAGCAAGTGTCCGCTGGCATTGACTATAGCGATCACATTGACTATTTTAGTAAACTTCCATGCTATCACTACACTGACATACAATCAATAAATTCATCCAACTTGGACGTATTAGTCATTGACAATCTCACCGAAGGTTTGCATTCGAAAGAGTACTTTACACAGTACGATAAAACAAAACATTATATTATTATTAGTAACGATACATGGAATAATGAAACAGACTCGGGTCTTGACGACTATACACTAATTTGGCAACCATTTTTTTTACTTGATTTTGTAAATACTGCAATTTCGTGTTTCAAGTATAATTTCTACACTAACAAATTGTATGATTTTAGTTACCCCAAAGACAATGTTTTTATGAGTACAACTGGTAATGTTAGACCGGATAGAACACACTTTATGGACCGTGTGCTAACAGATATTCCTTATAATAATTTTATATATAGATATTCTGGAGAAGATTTTGGAAACCCTAGCAACGACCTTGACTTGATAACATTTAAAAAAGGCGAGTTTGATCCGTATATACCGTACATTAATTCAGAACACTTTGTTAATGTGTCGCAAACTATACCTATAGACCTATACAATAGTGCTTATTTTAACCTAGTAGTTGAAACAGATCATCGTTTAGATAATTTTTTTCTAACAGAAAAAACAGTTAAATGTTTAGTGACCGGAATTCCTTTTGTTGTATTGTCAACTGCAAACTTTCTTACTGGTTTACACAAATTAGGATTTAAAACTTATGCTACTATTTGGGACGAGAGTTACGACAAGATTTTAAATTTTGAAAATCGTGTCGAAGCAATACGAGAACTTGTACATAGTTTGGGCAATTTAGATTGGAAAAGCAAACAACTTGAACTTGAACAAATTGCTAATCATAACGCCAGAGTCCTATTAGGACTTGACAAATTTGCGCATCAATGTTTTAATACACTTGTGGAGGAACTGAATGAGTGCAGACGTAGACATTGATTTTGGTGACAGAGATAGCGTTCTAAGTTTAATTAAACATATACCTGCACGTCAACAAGACCGCAAACACAATTCAGGTGTATACGTCACAGACATTCCTGTAGATGCAGTTGCAGGTTGTGCTGCAATGGATTATAAAGCAGCAGAAGATCTCGGCTACTTTAAAATAGACTTTTTAAATGTTCACGTTTATGAGAACATTAGAGATACAGCTCATTACAACGAGTTAATGAGCAGAGAAGCGCCGTGGCATAGATTGATTGATAGCACTTTTGTAGAAAAGGTTATACACATAAACAACTATGCTGATGTCCTTAAAACCCGAGAAGTAAACTCAATACCACGTATGGCTATGTTTCTTGCTATGATTAGACCAGGCAAGAAACACTTATTAGATGAACCGTGGGACGTAGTTGCAAAAACTATCTGGGATAAAACAGACGACGGCTACACATTTAAACAAGCACACGCTGTTAGTTATGCAATGCTGGTTGCACTACATATGAGTATCGTAGATGAAGAATTTTAATACTATTATTTTATATTTTTTGCCCAAGTCGGGTGGAAATTTCCTTGGCGCATGCCTTGCACTTGATAAAGAATTTATGTTACATAATACAATCTTGGCTGATGCTAATTATAACGAAAAGTTAGAATATTTAACTAGTCAACTTGACTTGGCCTTAGAGACCGGACAATGGACTGATTTTACTCTAGGAAATGGACAGATTGGTATAAATCTTAAAACGTTTCTTCTTGATAATTTACCTGGCGGCTATGCAAAGAATATGATACCAGTGCATTCTAAAAAACATTGCGTAGTTACTCATAATTATCTAGAGCTAGTACAAGCACAAATAATGTATCCAGATAATCAAGTTGTATTGTTTACCAACTCAAAAGATATGATTACCTCACGCAACGGAACACCTTATAGATACCGATATGGCACTAAGTTATATAGTTATTGGCAAACTGTACGCGATACTGAATGGCCTGAACTTCCGCCACGCACAGTCAATGAATTTGAATTGCTACCGGAGCCCATTCGTGTAGAATTAATTGAATCTTTTAATTCAGACATTTTAAAGTATTTAGATTACACTGAGGAATTTTTAACCGAGTGGGACCTGCAACCAGCAGATTTTAAAGTTGATGTTGAATATATGTATTCGTCGTTTGAGAATTTTTTTAACGTCTACACAGATGTTTGCAAATACCTAAATTTAGAAATTGCTAACAAAAGTGATTTGTCACTGCTATTTAACAAGTGGAAAGAGACTACTGCTCAACTCGTTTAACTAGTGTGATTGATTTACGCTTCTTACGTTTGGCTGCTAAATCACTTAGGCTAGTTACTTGTCCGTGTAGTATATCCAAGTTCTTGTTATTGAATGTGCGCAAGTAAGGTTTGAATACTGCCCATTCACCTTTGAGGAAAAGGTTAATTGGGATCATATGATTAGATTCCCACCACCATATTTCGCCTAATTCTAAGAATCTGCGTTTTAATTCCTCTTCTACTATTGCTCCAAAATCGTACATTGTGGTTACTTGAGAATCCTGGTTGAGAATAATTCCAACATGCTCATTTTCTGCGTAGCGACAAATGCTCAAGAAAGGGTACTTCTCAACGATCTTCTCAAATAGTTCAATATCCATAAATAGTAAATAAAGGTCCAGTTAATGTATTCAACACTCGCATATTTATATCAGCAAATCCATATGGTAATATTGTTGGACGCTTCTGGCACCTACAACAGTATAAGGTATAGACCCGTGTTTAGCAAAGACTTAAAAGCCTCTAAAGGTGTTGATAATGTTATCCTAATTCGTTTTATGAATCAGGAACAAAAGCCCGTTGACATAACAGGATTAACGTTTACGTTTCGTGTTATGAGTCGTGACGGTACTCAACTATTACTTAGCAAGGAACTAGAAACGGTCACAGCTTCTCAAGGTCATACAAAACTTACACTAGTTGAATCAGAATTAGATGAGATCCAGGCACAAAAGGCAAACTATAGTATCACAGTTGATCGTAACTCGTTAACAGAACCTGTGTTTGTGGATGATCAAGCAGGCTCGCGCGGTGTCATTGAGATACTAGACGCAGCAATGCCAGAGTTTGAAGCAAGCAGCGAGATTACTGTTGCTGCCAATCCAGGCGATTCGAGTGCTGTGTACTCGTCACAGTGGAATCCAGAAAACTACCTACAAACAGTTCAGTATAACTTGACTGACTTTGAAGGTACTATCACTGTTGAAACATCAGCAACTGGCAACGCACCTTGGTATGAAATTGAATCAATTCAATATGACTCAGGCGCAACAACCGCATCAAAATATTTTAATGTTGAGGGATGGCACAGCAAAATGCGTTTGCGTGTTGAATACACCTCAGGCACGATAGACGCAATCTACGTTAGGTAAAACAAATGGCAAATATTACTACACAACTATTGCTATCACAACAAACACACCCAAGTGATAGTACCGTACAAACTGCTACAGGCGATGCTGTAAAAGCAAACGGCTACTATGGTCAAGCAGACGGACGTCACACAGTTCAGTTCAGCGTAACAGGCTTTATTGGAAAGATTCGCATCGAAGGTTCACTGCTTGAGTCACCGACTAGCACAGACTGGTGTACTATTGAACTGGGCAACGGTGTATCTACTATGGATACAACAGGTGCTATTGCAGCAGCAAACATCACTTACTTGGAATACACAGAAGTAACAGACACAAACGTTAGTTACAACTTTACAGGTAACTTTGTTAAAGTGCGAGCGGTTGTGTATGACTGGACAGACGGCACAGTAAATTCAATTAGGGTTAACTATTAATATGGCAAAGCAAACGATTAACATTGGCACAAGCGATACGTCAGGCGACGGCGAAAGCATTCGTAACGCATTTGATAAATGTAATGATAACTTTACTGAAAACTATGCAAGCATTGCCAGTATTGAAGCAGACATTGCTACACTAGATGGTAGTAAGATTGTTTATGGCGACTTGAGTGTTACAACAGCAGCAGCATCAGGTGCTGGTGCGTTAACATATAATAGCGCAACTGGTGTGTTTACATTTACACCAGCAGCAAGCGTAGCAGAAACAAACGACTTAACAGCAAGTGTTACCTGGGCTAATGTTCCAGACGCTAACATCACTGAATCAAGTGTTACACAACACCAAGCAGCACTAACTATTACAGAATCGCAAATCTCAGACTTGTCGCATACCTCATACGACCAAGACTTGAATACAACTGACTCAGTTCAGTTTGTTGGTATTACAGCAACAGGTAATGGAACTATAACTGGAACTCTTGCGGTTACTGGCGGCACAAACTTTACCGGAACAACTTACCATAATGGTGGTCTTTCGTCATCAAATGGCACTTTCTCTGGCACAATTGATACCAATACAATACAAACAAGTGATGGTAACTTGTCAATTATTGCTGACAACTATGTCTTCATTGACAGCGACCGCGACGGATCAATTGTAATTGGCCGTAACAGCGGTGTTGGTAATGTTGTTCTTGGTAATACAGCAAATGACACCGACGTCGTGTTTGAAGGCAATGTAATAGTAAAAACTGGTATTGCTGGCCTAGACACAGCAAGCAGCATTGCTCCAACTTCATTTACTATTCGTGCTGGCAATAACACTGGTGCTGATTTGTTTAATGCTGCTAACGGTGGGTCACTAACACTACAAGGTGGTTCAAGCGGCTTTAACCCTGGCGGAGCACTAAACTTGTTTGGCGGCGATGGTAGTGTTGATGGCGACATCAACATTGGCACAAGTCACACATCAACTATCAATGTTGGCGCTACCATTGATATGGGCACTAACACGATCACTGACACCAAAGTAGGTCAATGGGATACAGCATACGGTTGGGGCGATCATAGCAGTGCTGGATATCTCTCTGCTATTACTGTAACAACAGACGATTATAATGGAGACTACAATCTTGTATTTGTTCCTGGTTCAGGAAATAAAACAAATGTGCGTGTTGATAGCACAGGTAGCCTTACCTGGAATCCAAACACTAATGTTCTAACATTAGATGGCGAAACAATCACAAGCACAAAGATTGGTCAATGGGACGATGCTTATGGTTGGGGCGATCACTCAGCTGAAAACTATGTACCAAGTGATACCGCAGGCATCACAGGTGCTGATCAAGTTACCAACATTGTAACACTAACACAAGCAGAGTATGATGCTATTGGCTCGCCCAACGCATCTACTGTATACATTATTGTAGGTTAATATGAAGTTAGGCTCTAACAGCATTAACAAGGTAATGCTTGGATCAACAGAAGTTGATGCCATCTATGTAGGCAGCACTCAAGTATGGCCACTGGACACATATACTCCACCTAACTATGTGAGTTCTGGACTAGTAGCGTATTACGATCCTGCAAACACCAGCAGTTACGCAGGCACAGGCACTACACTAACAGACTTGTCAGGCAACAGCAACAATGGTACTGTTGTTGGAGCAACTTATGATAGTAACGGTTACTTTACATTAGACGGCACCAACGACTACATTGTTACATCTAATTTATACTCTGCATTAACCACTGGCGGAGATGCACATACAGTTGAAATGTGGGTATACACAAATAGTGTCGATGATTGTTTGTGGAGTGATTTAGGTGGTACAAACGACCCTGCAACTAGTGGGTATCATTTTGCTGGTGCACAAATACTACAGGTTGGGCCTTTTCAACAGATTATTACAGGATTGTGGGCCGGCTCCGCAATTACACGAGATGTCGCTGGTTCAGGCTCATTAACAGGTGCCTGGAAACACGTGGTTAGAACTTACGATGGCACAACACTAAGAGCATACTTAAATGGTACTCCTGGCAGTGGAGTTACAATGAGTTTTGATAGTCCTGCTGACGGCGGATATGCCGCTACTAACGTATGGCACCTAGCATTTGGTGCTCAAGATACTACAACGTATTCAGGATCAACCGCAGGTTGGTTATCAGGTAGAGTTGGTATCATGCGAGTGTACAATAGGGCACTTTTAGGAGCAGAAGTTGCTTCAAATTATAACGACGCTAAAAGTATATACGGATTAAGCTAAATCTTCGTTAGCAACAAGAATCAAATCATAAGCACAACCGGCAGCAGTACCTGTGTTACTTGCTGTTAGTTGGACATCGATGTCTGTTTTTTCTGGCAACACAAATGGTGTTGTAAACTTGTATTGGAATGTTGACTCGTATAACAAGAATATAAATCCAACTTGCCAAGTGCTTCCATAAGGACGATACACAAAGCGTCCAGTACCGTCGTTGCCCTTACCGATGTTGGCAAGACCTTGCCACACAAAACCTGTGTAGCCTGCTGGTATAGTATACTGCGACATTTGCGAAGTACCAAATGTAGCAGGTATTTGTGCTATGACTGTGCCACCGCGAGAAGCAGTTACGGCACCTGCATTTGCTACACCATCAGTGTAAGAGATTTCGTGTACGCGAGCCCAAGTGGTAGTGGTTGTAACAGGTGTTAGTCCTGTAATACTAACAGTGTCAGTTTGCTGATCAAAGTTGGTGTCTAAACCTCGTATGGTAACAGATCCGTTGTCAGATCCGCTTGTGCTCACCAAACTCAATGTGCCAGTTGTGTTCCACGCACTCCAAGGATACAAGTTTGATCCTCCCCAGAAACTTTCCAATACATTGTTCTGAAAGTTTGAGTTAAAGCCGTGCTTGAAAACTTGGGTGTATGTATCGCCTAACGCAACATTAATGACTTGATTAAATGTGTCGTTGATTGTGCGAATGATAGGTTCGCCTGCGGCATTGTAGTCCATTGCCATTGTGAGGTCATTGGTGTTTGGTTCATATGAATGAACATAGTCAGTGCTGTTTTCGTTTAAGTTACCCATTATAAGCCGTTAGTATCCGGATTGTGGAACACATAGCCAGTGAAGTTTGATGTTTTGCTAATGCCAGTAACAGCAAACGATACTTCAATAACACCGCCTACAGCGTTGTTACCGCACTGAACACGGAAAGCATACAGTCTGCCTTCTACTAGAGCAATAGTTGCCGATACTTCTGTTGGTGCGTGTGTGCCACCGTTGTTTATTAAAGCATTGCCCGTGGTAAATCCACTTGATGCTGTGCCGCCTAGCCACACATAACTTGCGTCATCGCTGTTAGAATAGAATGTGTATGTGCCAGTTACTGGTGCTCTAAAGTAGCCCAAGAATTGATAGCTGGTTGTGGTTGGGATAGCAGCATCGTTTATTGTGCTTGTGTCTGTAGATGATGCGGGCGTTTGTCCAGCAAACCAACTAACATCATCAGCAAAATAACCAGAGTAAACATATTGATACAATCCAGCATCAAGTTCTACCCAAGGGCGACCTTCAATCAATCCGCCTGCGTTTGGATTATCAGTTACAGTATCGCCAACATAGTATGAGGGTAACTGCGATAAATCTGATGTATCTCGATCATAACCACTAGCAGCACGATCAAGTTCTGCTAATGCTAGTTTTGCTTTTTGTCTAGTTTCACGATCTGCTAGACGAGCAATCTTATTGTGTGTGCGTAGTGCATCACCATCTGCAACACCTGCTGCTGTTAAAGTGTCTGTGCCTGTTAGCACTTGCTCGTTTAATACTAGATCAAACCAAGCAACATCAACACCAGTAGCAGTTTGAATGTCTGCTTTTAATTGGTCTACAGTTTTAGTGCCAAGCGTAATGCCAGTATAGGAATCATATACAGCAGTGTTTAATAAACTTTGAACAGTTAGGTCAGCCATTATGCTTCATCCGTTGGGTATAGTTGAACAGTAACACCGCGCAAGTCTGCTGGATGTTTAATACCATTTGGACCGCCGCCCATGTCTGTAGTTACAGCACTAATGGGTGCTACCTTCTCACAGGGTGAGTTAGCAAGTTCTGTGCCTTGCGTTTCCGCTTGTTCTGACTCTGCTTCGCGCTCTTGGTGAACTTCGTCAATAAAGTCAAGTAATGTTCTGATAAAATCTGTAGCCTTCATAGTACTATTTATATAAGTAAGCGTATGATAAAAATACTAAAGGAAATGTTATGAGTAAACCATGCCTGTGGGCAAAACACGGATTAGGTCTACACAACAGCGGTCGAGGCTATTTGTGCTGTCATTCGCGTACATACCTTAAAGATAGCAACGGAGATGACATCTATTGGCACACGCATACCCTAGATGATGCATGGGCTAGTCCAACACGACAAGAGATACAGCAAGCACTTGAACAAGGCATTGAGCATCCAAATTGTGATGCCTGTTGGGACGCTGAACACGCTGGTATATTGAGCAGACGTCAAGCAATTAACGAAATGCTACCAAACTTAGAATCAGGCGCCACACCAAAGCTATTAGACTTGAAACTCGGCAATACCTGTAACCTATCATGCCGTTGGTGTTGGCCAGAAGTTTCAAGCAAATGGATGGGCGAGTATTATGAAGTTTTTGAAAAGCAGCGTGGCACCGGTTTAACAGAATACAAAGATAGGTGGCGTTCAATACAACTCAGCTATACAGAACACAACGATACGTTATGGACTGATTTAAAAAGATATATGGGTGATACAGAGTATATTGATATATACGGCGGCGAACCTTTCCTAACCAAACGTTTATGGGAGATACTAGAATGGTCAGCAGCCGCTAATCATAGTAAAAACCAATCACTGCACATCAATACCAATGCTACAATCTGGAACAAGAATTATATAGAAACACTAAAATCGTTTAAGCATGTGCAATTAGACCTAAGTATTGATGCTATTGATAAACAATTTGATTATATACGAAACGGCGAAACTTGGGAAAACGTTCAGGTAAACTTAGATCGTTTCCTTGAGCTTGGCAAGCAAGAAAATATTGACGTAGCGGTGTGTGTCACAGTAGGCGTGTTTAACATCTATTACCTCGACGAGATACTAGCGTACTTTGACCGCATTGGTGTTGGGTATTTTGTAAACTATGTTCATATGCCCGAGATGCAGTGTGTGCGATTTATGCCTGTTGAAGTTAAACAAGCAATTGAAGAAAAGTTAGACGATAGCAATCGTTTTGTTAAAGATGCTATTGGATTTATGAATTCTCCCGTTGATGACAATACAAAGCAATGGGCAGAGTTTTTGCGATCAACACAAGAGCTAGATAAGATTAGGAACCAAAGTTTTAAAGAAACATTTCCTGAGTTAGCGAGTTTATTATGATAGAAAGATTAGTTATATTTGGCGATAGTTTTGCCTATGGACAGGGACTAGACAACCGCCTTGAAGAATGCTACGCTGCCAGAGTAGCACAGCATTTTGGTTGGGAGTTAGTTAACCTTGGTGTACCTGGCGGCAGTCAAGAGTCATCAAAATGGCAATTACACGAATTTCAAAAACAAGAAAACTCTGGGAGTAAAAACCTTATACTGCATGGGTTGAGTCATCCAAATAGAATGACTTGGGTTGGTAACGAGCACTATCAGGATTTTAACTGTAATCTAATACCAGTTACTATTGGTGATTATGATCAGGGTGTTAAATGGTGCAACGATTTGCAAAAACTATGGGTTAAATGGTGCCATAGCGAGCAGTGGGAGGAGTATAATGACTGGCATACTGTGCAGGTGTTTAATGCTTTTGCACAACAAACTAAACAACCTATGTTACAGTATTACACATATCATTATCTCAATGATCTCCCAGGAGTTGGGTTAAATTGTTCACTTATGGAGTCGGTTCAGGGTTTGTCACAGGATATGTTCTTTGGACACGGACACCTAACCGCTGAAGGCAACCAAGTTGTAGCAAATTTTTTAGTTGACTATATAAAACAAAACGTGTTATAATACACGAGTGATTAATATTCTAAACTACATCAATGGTAAAAGAAAGCGTAGCAGTTCTGGGTGGACTAGCTTTAATGCTCCTTGCTGCATACACAATGGTGAATCACCAGACAAACGTATGCGTGGTGGTATCCTGTTTAGTAATGATACCGACTGGAGCTATCATTGCTTTAACTGCGGTTACAAAACGAGTTTTACGCTAGGCAGAGCAGTAAGTTATAAAGCAAAGCAACTATTAACTTGGATGGGTGTTCCTGAAATGGAAATACAGCGTCTAAGTTTAGAAAGTCTAAAGCACAAAGATATCACACAGATTATTGAAGATCGCAAAGAAGAAGCAGAGCGAGTATTCTTTAAAGAACAAGAACTGCCTGTCACTGCACATTTAATTACGGAAGCAGACACACAGCAGTACGAATACTTGCGCAATCGTAAAGTAGACAATTATCCGTTTATGACGGACACCGCACAAAAGCGTCCAGGCATACTTGTGCCTTACACTTATGAAAACAAGATTGTAGGACACACCACACGTTTTTTAGATGACCGCAAGCCCAAATATCTAAACGATCAACAGCAAGGTTATGTGCTTGGCACAGACTGGCAACACCCAGACTGGCAGTTTGCTATTCTAACAGAAGGTGTGTTTGATGCGCTAAGTATTAGCGGCCTGGCAGCAATGCACAACACACTAAATGATAAACAAGCAGCAGTATTACGCAGATTAAATCGAGAGATTGTTGTAGTACCTGACCAGGATAGTGCAGGACTAAAACTGATAGACGCTGCTATTAAATACGGATTCTCAGTAAGTATTCCTGAATGGGCAGATGACGTAAAAGACATAAATGATGCAGTTGTACGCTACGGAAAACTACACACTTTGATAAACATTATTAAGCATAAAAATTCAAGTTCAGTTAAAATTAAACTGGCTCGTAAAGCACTAGCAAGGAAAGTAGAGATATGAGTTGGTGCCCAGAAATATATCGAGGTTTGTTCATTCAGCCCGTTGGCAAAGATGGTATCCAAATTGCTCCATGCTGCCAGGCTAAAACTCAGCATGTAGATAATACATTTAACTTTTTGACTGATACATATCTAGATCAGCTACGAAAACAAACTAGACCAGATGCATGCAATCGTTGTTGGGACATCGAAGACAGCGGCGGCTATAGTAAAAGACAAGCAGCAGTTGATTACTACAACATGCCAGAGAACAGCAATGTTGAATTGAATGCATTAGAGTACAATGTAAATTGGTCGTGTAATTTAGCGTGTATAATGTGTGGTCCAGAATTAAGTAGTACTTGGGCAAAAGAATTAAACCTAGACAAAAGACATAATAAAATAACACATACACAGAATAATATTATTAAGTGTTTAGATAAATCAAAATTATCCAGAATACATTTCAACGGCGGCGAGCCACTAATCAACAATGAGCATGTAAAAGTGCTTAACCAAGTTGAAAATCTTAGCGAGTGTAAAGTAACTTATAACACAAATGGAACAAAGTTGCCATCAGATCAAACCTTAAAAGTTTGGGAAAAGTCTAAGATGGTACGACTCTTTTTTAGTATTGACGCAACTGAGTCTGCCTTTGAGTATATACGCTGGCCTGGCAAATGGGACGAGCTATGTACTAACATTGAGTGGTTCGTCCAGAATAGTCCGTCAAATGTTATGTTTGCACTAAATGTAACTGTTGGCACCTACAACCTCTTAGAGATGCCTAAGTTATGGGATTGGTATCAGCAAACCATTCCTACTAACAGAGAAGGTGACCGCACAGAATTTTTTTGGCAACCGGCATACAATTTTGATTACAATTGGCTCAATACCGCAGTTAAAGAAGTTGCAAAGGATAAATTAAAACTGTACAACGGGCTAACATCGTTGTATAATAGTATAGATAACACAAGTGCAGCTAACGATAACTGGATTAAAAAGTTAGAAGTAATTGATGCAAGAAGAAAAACAAATTGGCGTGAGTCATTGCAAGTAGGTAAATTTTATTAATGCTTAAAGAGTACACCACAGACGTACAAAAACTATTTTTAGAAATGATGCTGACAGATGCACAAAGTTTTGTGCGTGTGCAAAGCATTTTCAGTGTTGATAACTTTGATCCAAGTTTGCGCGAAGCAGCAGAGTTTATCAAAGAACACGCAGAAAAGCATACAACACTGCCTGAGATTAATCAAATCAACGCAGCAACAGGCGCTAATCTAAAACTTATTACAGAACTACAAGATGGACATATGGATTGGTTCATGGAAGAGTTTGAAAGTTTTAACAGACGCCAAAACATTGAACGTGCTATCCTCAAGAGTGCTGATTTGTTAGAGCAAGGCGACTATAATCCAGTTGAGAAACTGATCAAAGATGCAGTGCAAACAAGCCTACAAAAGGACATGGGCACAGACTACTTTGGTGATCCAAAATCGCGTTTGGAAGAATACTTTAACAACGGATTTAAAGTAAGTACAGGTTGGCAGAACTTGGACAAGATCTTATATGGCGGCTTTAGCCGAGGCGAACTAAACATTTTTGCAGGCGGCTCGGGATCTGGTAAGTCATTGTTTATGATGAACATGGCTATTAACTGGGTGCTTGCAGGAATGAACGGTGTTTACATTTCGCTAGAATTGAGTGAGAACTTGACCAGTTTGCGTACAGACGCAATGTTTACTGGTATGCCTACCAAAGAGATTCGCAAGAATGTTGAAGAAGCAACCATGAAAGTAAACATGGTTAAGCGCAAAGCAGGCAAGTATCAAATCAAAGCAATGCCTGCACAAAGCAACATCAACGACATTCGCAGTTACATTAAAGAGTTCCAAATACAAACAGGTACTCCAGTAGACTTTATTATGGTTGACTACTTGGACTTGTTGATGCCAGTAAGTGCTAAAGTATCGCCAAACGACTTGTTCGTAAAGGACAAGTATGTGTCTGAGGAACTGCGTAATCTAGCAGAAGAACTAAACATATTGCTTGTAACAGCATCGCAGTTGAACCGTAGTGCGGTAGAAGAAATTGAATTTGACCACAGCCATATTTCGGGCGGTATCTCAAAGATCAACACAGCAGACAACGTGTTTGGTATCTTTACATCGAGGGCAATGCGTGAACGTGGCCGCTATCAACTACAGTGTATGAAGAACAGATCTGGTTCAGGCGTTGGCATGAAGGTTGACCTAGACTTTGATGTAGACACAATGCGTATCACAGACTGCGAACAAGAAGAAGGCACACAAGGACTAGGTGGCATGGGACAAAGTGCAGGTGCTATTATGGGTGCTGTTAAAACACAGTCAACTATGGCTCCTGCAAGTCCTGCGGGTGATACTCCAAAACCTGCGGGTAATGTGCAGAGTGCAAAACTAGGTGCGTTGTTAAACAAGATCAACGGCGGCTAACGCATAAATATAAACATTAAACGAGAGAATCGCAATGCAAAAGCGTACCCGTAGTATCCTAGAAGAATTAGAGAACATGCACGTTGAAAGAGACCGTGCTCACCTGGTGGAGAGCAGAGCAGACAATGTTATTGCTGGCGCTATTAGGTTAATGGAGTTTATTGACTCTAACTATTCAACAGAAGATGCGGAAGTCCTAAACCGCAAACTGCTAAACGCTATAAAGTCGCGCGATCCGAGAAAGTTCCAACGGAGTTTAAAGCGCACAGATGAAGATCAATGATGTACTAAATGAAGAAACCTACGGGTTTGACGATGTTAAAACCGCAGCAAGTTCATTCTTAAAGAATCTAATGCGAGGTGCAGGAATTGAAGATGCAAAGCAGTATGCTATGCGTGATCGTGCTGTGCGTATGATTGCTAAAGGTTTTCAAAACCAGTGGAAAAACATTGTATATGATCTTCGTAGAATGTACGAACCAAACATAAAGAAAGATCTCTCTAAAGGACGTCAAAATCTAAGCACAATTGAATCTCGCATAGTAAACTTTATTGCAAACGACATTGGCGCAAGCACTAACAACAAAGAAGTACTTGATGCTAAGAATACTATTATTCGCGCTAGTGTAGATCCTAAAACTGGTGCATATCAAAACCCAGGCAAATTAAACGGTGCAGATGTTGCAAATGCATTTACTCGCATCACTGCTAATGCTGTTACTAACATTGCATATCAACAACAAAAAGCAGCAACTGGGCAAGATCTGTCTACTTTAAACGACGATCCTAAAGCTCCTGCTAAAATGCTAGGTAACTCCTACAAAACTAAAAACCCAAATGACTACGGTAAAAGACTTCCTGAACCGTTAGACAAGATGTTTGATAGGTATGGCGACCGACATTGGTACGACGATGCTATCATTCCGGTGCAGATTATAGTTGAATACGAAGGTCATGACTATGAAGAGCCAAGGCATACAACGTATGTAAAATTTAATGGCGTATGGTACGTTGATTCAAGTAAAAGTTTTAGCGAAATACGCTTTGAAAAAGATGAAACTGCTGCTGCTGAGTCAACTAGATCCGACGCACTATCTCAAACTATGCTTGAGCGTGTTATTGCGTTTCAAAATACTGGACAGCTATACCCAAATCAATTTGTGCACCAGGTTGACCCACAAACCAAACACTGGAGTATTATTGGGTGGGCTGGACCTTGGGGAATACGGCGTGTTGAAGATTCTCCAAATAGATATATAGTTCTAAATGCTAGCGACTACGAGATTTGGGCAAAAAACACAGGCAGGAATGTTGTTCCTTCAGAAAGTCCTGCTGACTCATGGTATGAAACTCAAATAGAAGTAGAATCATATATAGAAGATAACTTGGAAGATTTAGTTGATGAAGCTTAATGAAGGCGGCAACGTATTTAAAACAGCGGACAAAGAGCCTGCTACCATTCGCATCAACAGAGATGATGTGCGTCCTACTATTGCTTGGCTTGAGCAAGTTACAGGCTTGCAATTACTAGGCATGGAACTTGGCACAACAGGCAAAAAGTCTACCTCCGGCGACTTAGATATCGCTGTTGATGAAAACACTACATCAAAAGATGATTTGGTTAAAATATTATTAGGCTACCTGAAAAAGTATTACCCAGACGAAGATCCAAAACAGTGGATTAAAAAGTCAGGCATTAACGTACACTTTAAAACACCTATTCGTGGCACAGCCAACCGAGGCTTTGTACAAACAGATTTTATGTTTGTGCCAGATGTCCCATACGCCAAGTATGCACTACACTCTGCGCAAGATTCAAACTTCAAGGGTATGCATCGCAATATCCTATTAAACTCTATTGGTAAAGCTATTGGTTACAAAGTAAACCAAACTCAAGGTTTAATGGATAGAGAAACAAATGAACTAGTATCCAACGATTGGGATCAAATCGCTAAATTGTTGCTTAACCCAAATGCTCGTCGTGAGGATTTGCACAGCGTTGAAACTATTATGAACGCACTTGCAAACGATCCAAAGCGGGACATTAAGATCAAGGACGCTGCTGAAACTTTTGCAAGAGAAGGACTATCACTTGATATGGGTGTTAGTGAATCATACTTCCTAGCAAAGTTGCGTGATCGTATTGCAACACCAGGCATTTATGGACTATACGAAAGCGAGATCCTAACGGAAGGCGAAGCTCGCATACCGCACTTGGAAGATTTAGTATTCCAAGGCGCACCTGGTATCCAACGTGTTATCAAGTTCTTGACTGACTCGCACAAGATGGGTGCTCACACTACTATTAAGTGGGATGGTCGTCCTGCTATTATTTTCGGCCGCAACGAAAAAGGCGAGTTTGTGTTAACGGACAAAGGCGGCTTTACTGCCACAAAGTATGATGGCATGGTAACCAAGCCTGGCGGTTATGCTGAGATGTTTGGTAATCGCAACGGCGACTACTCTGGTCTTATTAAAATGTACAAGACTATCTTCCCGTTGCTAGAGCGAGCAGTTCCTGAAGACTTTCGTGGCTACATTCAAGGTGACTTAATGTATGTTGGTCGTCCTACTAAGCGCAATGACAAGTATTCGTTCACACCAAACACTGTAACATACGAAGTAGATGCTAACAGTGACATTGGTCGTATTGTTGGTAAATCAGATATGGCCGTCGCTATTCACTCGTACATTGATGCACCTGGTGGTAAAACAGTTCCACTTAAACACGCACCACAGGAGCTACAACATTCTCCAGGTGTGGTAATGTTAGATCCAGAGTTTGACTCAGCACCAGATATGCGTCTAAGTCAAGCAGAAGAACACCTAGTAATGAACTTGGAAAAGGTTGCTCCAGCAGCAGCACGTTTTATGGATCCTAGTGCATATCGCGCACTAAAACTGTCTAACTTGCCTGAACTGATCAAACAGTATGTTAATATGCGTGTTCGTTCTGGACACTACGATAACTTTGAGCAAGGTTTCTTAGAGTGGATTGACACAAGCAATCAGTCACAGGCTAAGATTCAACGCATTAAAGAATACGTTACCAATGACGAAGAAGGCTTTACTGCACTGGTAAATGCTTTCTTGATTGCAAGTGCTGTTAAAACACAAATTGTTAAGAACTTGGATCGTCAAACAGGCCCTGTTACTGCACACATTGCAGGCGAGCCAGGACACGAAGGATATGTAACAGACGCAGGCGACGGTGCTATTAAACTGGTAGACCGTATGCGCTTCTCAAGTGCTAACTTTGCTAAAAACAACCCAGATCTAAAGTAACTTTTTCAATACTTTGACTAAATAACTATAACAATTACTATAAAGTAATTAAACAATTTAAGGAGAAAGCAAATGGCTTCATTAACTAACAACGCAAATGCTGATTCACGTGTAAACGGTCTTGGCGCAACAACCCACGTTATCACTATGGACGACGTTTCAACTACTTCAGTAGACACAATCCGTCTAGCAATGGAAGCAGCAGGCTTCACAGTAGTAGGTATCGAAGCATCTAACGCAGGTGCTACTCAAGACGGCGACCTAATGCTTATTCAAGGCACTGGCACATTGCCAACTGTTGCTGATACAACTGTACTAGGTGTTATCAAAGACAAAAACGCTTAATTTATTAGCAAACTTAAAAAAGCCTGGTTTTATTACCGGGCTTTTTTTATGGCTTAAATATCGCTATGGCAATGATCTACGAAAGTCCAGATAGCGGCAACACTGTGTATGCTAGAACCAGTGGCAACAAAGAACGCAAACTAATTAAAAAGCGTTACGAAGATACCTGGAATGAGTTTACATTCAAGTATGACTGGGACTATATGGCAGAGAAACATCCTGCTATCCTAGAGAAACTGGAAGAACTAAAAGTAATAACACGGTTGTGCGATGAGAGTAAAAGTTAACACCCACTTTGATATTACCGAAACAGGTATTAACAGAGTATACAAGTCGCAGCATCTTCCTTGTAAAATCAACGGTAAGACCATTAAGACAGAGGAAGAGTGGAACACACGCCGCAAGCAACAAAATAACTTTGAAACAGTTATGCAGGTGCTAGGTATGCGTGGCACACCTACTGAAGTATCTAAACCCATACACAATAATGGAGTATGGAGTTTTGTATTTGAAGTGGACAACACACTTGTATATGGTGAGGATTTGGAATTGCTTGTAGCAGAACTAGAAGGAACGCCAATGAACACCGGGCTTACCGAAAAGGAAACTCTAGATCCGTTCCTAAACAGCAACAATATATGGTTTGAAACAGATGTTTGATTTAGAAAAAGTATCAGAACGCTTTAACAGATTTATTCGCTCAGCAGAAGCACCTGCTATTAGCAAACACGGCAACACATACTATGTGTTTAAGTACTATCGTATTGAAAATGGCAATGGCAAATATGATTTGTACAAACAAGACGAATATGTTGACACTGTAATGTCTAGTGCTGCTGCCATGTCGTGGTGTAAAGCACAAGCCAGCGGAGACTGGCAATTAGCAAAGAAACTTATACTTGCTGATCAGCGTGTTGCTACCAAAACACTAGAGCTAGAAATGCGTAAAAAACATTACAAAGAAAGCAACGACAAGGAAACAAAAGATACGTTGCTTATACTAGTCAACGAAGACATCTATAAACTCAAACAGCTAAAACACAATTTAAAAAAATTAATCAAACAGACTAAATACATTAAAATTAAAGGATTTGATAATGAACTTAACTGATCTAACACCTAAAATGACTTCTGAGAAACTTTCAGAAGCATATACTGTTCGCTTTGGTAAGAGTGTTGATGTAACTGCATTGAACCAACGTGCAGCAGAGTCTATGCTTGCAGAAGCTCGTGCTAAAATTGCCAAAATTAAATCATCTAGCAAAGCACACCAGCGTGAAACAAGCGAAACATATTTAAAGTTAATGGTTATGGAACAGGCTCTAGCAGCTCGTGTTGAAGAATCCGCTACAGAAACAAAGGTAAAAGTAATGAACCCAAAACAGAAGTTTATGAACGCTGTTAAAACTGTTGCTGTAGGCAACACCCTAACAGAATCAGAAGTTGCAGAGCTAGGCGTTTCGTCAAAGTTAGCATCAGTATTAGAATCACAAGAAGCAGCAGTTAAGTTTGTTCGCGCTTATGTAGAGTCTTGCAAGTCTAAGAAGAAAGGCAAGAAGATGATGGAAAGCGCAGAAGTAGAACAAGCACAAGTTGTTCTAGCAGCACAAGACATGGTTGACCAAGTTCAAAAGATGATTGAGCAAATGACAGACTTGCGTGTTAAAGAACTACCAGCATTGGTTGATGGTATCCGCGCAGAGATGGGCACAGACCAAGCAGGTTCGTTTAACGACTCTGCTAACGCAGCACTAGAAGGTTTGCTTGCAGGCCTAGAGTCAGCAAAGGGTGAACTACAAGGCGCAGTTGGTATTGTAACTGGTGAAGAAATGGCTGTACCAGGCGAAGAAGAAATGCCTGCTCCAGAAATGGATATGGACATGGAAGCACCTGCAGACGATATGGCAGCAGAACTACCAGACATGGAAGAGCCAGAAGACACCGGCGATTTAGAGAATCTAGGTCGCGATCGTATCTAAGTTATTGATTTCTAACAGGAATCTTTTTTGTAAAAAAGGTTGCACAGAAACGGAAATCAAGTATAATAAACACATAACTTAATAAAACAGGACGAAACAAATGGACCCAATTTACAAAATCTTAGAAGGCTTCCGCTCATTATCAGAGGCAGTTGATCTCTCAAAGAGTCAAACTATTGAAGTTAATCAAGAGATTGGATTAAGCGACTCTCCAATGGAAGATCGCGACTATGTAACAGTTTCAACTATTGATATTGAAGCTCCATCAGAAGGCGATGGATACGGCACATACATTTATGTAAACCATGATGGTCCAGCGACTATCTACGGTGACAAAGAGTTTGAAGGTGCAATCTCTCAAATCTTAGGTCACCCTGTTTACTTTACAGAGCAAGGCATGCAAGACAATGGTGTTGCAAGCATGGAACCTTAATAATTGAACATCCGCGAAATTATCAAAGAGACAGAGGCAGAAGAACTGGTTGCATTAAGCCAGTTCTTCGTTGGCCGCTCTGATGATGAAAACGCAAAAGGCGAAATGTCTATGGACGCTTTTATTAACATGGCGCAGAAAGCTGGCATTAACGCAACACCTGAACTAGTACAACAACTAGCACAATCAGGCCAAATTCCACAACTTGCATCTGCTTCAGATGACCAAGTTTCATTCAAGTCAAAGAACGAGGTAGGCCCAGAAACAATGAGCCAAGACCACGCTAAAATGACTCTTCAAAATGCTGCTAAACGTGCAGCAAACAAAAGAAAATAACACTCGAGACTAACTGCTGTAAATAACAGCATGAGCAAATATGTAATTCCCAAAATAGAATTTTACATTACTAATATGTGTAACTACGGTTGCAGCAATTGTAATCGTTTTAACAACCTAAACTTCCGCGGCCATCAACGTTGGGAAGATTATGCAGACGTAATGGAAGAATGGGGTGAGTATATTGATATTAAACATCCAATCATACTAGGCGGCGAGCCACTGCTTAATCCTACTATTAAAGATTGGTTGCACGGCATTCGTAAAATTTGGCCTTGGCCTGATACAGGCGGCATCCAAGTACTAACCAATGGTACGCAACTAAACAAAGTAAAAGGTTTATACGAAGCAATGCGCGATACGCAAGCCTGGCTTGGTGTGAGCTTACATAACTTAGATGACTTTGAAACTATTGATGCAGCGATACGAGAATTTTATAATAACGACTTTGAAGAAGTATCTGCATCCAAAAACCGAGATGCCGGTGGTATTGGCGCCGATTGGTATTATAAAAAGAACAACACCGAATTTGCAGGTATATGGACTCAGAACGTATTTTATAATAGTGCAATCAAAGCAATGGATCCAAATGGTATAACGTTATACAACTCAAATCCAACTCAAGCACACGAAAACTGTACTATGCGTCGCTTTAAAAATTATCACTTTATTGAAGGCAAAATTTATAAATGCGGACCTGTTGCTCTATTCCCGCAACTGGAAGAACAATTTGGGTTAAATTTATCAGACGAAGATAAGAAACTGTTAACCTCATACCAACCATTAACAATTGAAATGGCCAGAGAGGGTCTAACTGAAGAATGGTTTAGTCATATTGATGACGAGATACCGCAATGTAAATTTTGTCCTGAACACTACGATTGGGTTGAAACTATTTCAACCGACGACTTGTATAAAAAGATCAGCAAAAGATCTTGACAATGCATAAAAATCTGTTATAATTAGTAGATGTCTAAACTTACAAGTCCGTTTGACTATAAACAACTAACTCGCAAACAAGTAGATGGCAGACGTCTATATGCTACACCCGACGGCGACCGTGTTCCTAGTGTTACAACTATCCTAGATAAAACCAAACCCGCAGAAGCACGGGAAGCACTAGCTCAGTGGAAGAAGCGTGTAGGACATGCTAAAGCACAGCAGATTACTACCGAGGCTGCTAATCGCGGAACTCGTATGCACACCTACTTGGAAAACTATGTGCTGAGTGGTGAGATCAAAGACAAAGGCTCAAACCCATATGGTTGGGCCAGTCACGATATGGCACAGGAAGTTATCAAGCACGGACTTGTTCACGCAGATGAGTTTTGGGGAACAGAAGTACCCTTATACTTCCCACACGTCTATGCCGGTACAACAGACTGTGTAGGTGTACACAAAGGTGCACCTGCTATACTTGACTTTAAGCAGTCAAACAAACCAAAGAAAACAGAGTGGATCACAGACTACTTCCTACAACTTGCAGCATACGCAGAGGCACACAACGAAGTGTATGGAACTACGATCAACAAAGGTGTGATACTAATGTGTGTACGCCCAACGGAGATAGAGCCAGGTGTATACTCAAAGGCGCCCGAGTACATGGAATGGATTATAGAAGGCGATGAGTATGAGCACTGGCGTAAGGAATGGTGGAAACGGGTGGAAGAATATTATGTCAGTCAGAATGTATAAATAGTATAAAAGTTATTAAGGATACATTATGGCAATAGACCAAATTTCACGCATCACACACCGTAAAGGTTTAATTGAAAACTTACCACAACTTGCTGGCGGCGAGTTTGGCTGGGCAGTAGACAGTCGCAGATTGTTTATGGGCAACGGCACACTAGCAGAAGGTGCACCTGTTGTTGGTAATACTGAAATCTTAACAGAGTATAGTGATATTTTAGGACTTGCTTCGGGTTATACATACAAAGGCGACGATGGCGGGTATACAGCACAGACTGGTGTAACATCAACGGGCAATGTAGTTCGTTCTTTACAGAAAAAACTTGATGAAGGTAGTGCAAGTGTTAAAGACTTTGGTGCAGTGGGTGATGGTGTCACAGACGATACAGACGCTATTAATCGCGCATTGTATCAACTATTCTGCCGCGCTGCAAATAATGAAGTTAGACGATCGCTGTTTATTCCAGCTGGTATATACAAAGTCTCTGGGACTATAAAGATTCCGCCATATACTAAACTTTACGGCGAAGGCGCCGAATCGACAAAAATTTATTACTCGTCTGCTGGCACAGTTGATGATTATGTAGTTCAAACAGCAGACAGTCTACAACAGACCGGTGCAAACATTGGTAACAACGGTGCTACTGCTCCTCGCAATATTGAAGTTAGCTCAATGACATTTGAGTCAACAGAAGATGCACAGAGTGTATTCCTGTTACAAAAAGCAGAACAGTGCTATTTTGACAGCGTAAACTTCAAAGGTGCACTAGTACAGGGAGATTTAACAACCGACGCTGATAATACCAAATGTATAGAAGTTGAGTCGTCAACTGCACTTGTGACCCAACAAGTTACTTTTGACAAGTGTCATTTATCTGGCGCAACATACGGTTTTTATGTGGACTACAATTGCGAAAGTATCACTGTAAGTAACAGTACATTTGACACATTATATCGCGGTGCAGGAATTGGTATTACTCCAGTTAACGGTGGACCCCAGGGTGTTCGTATTGTGCAGAGTTTATTTGATAACGTTGCAGCACAGGGTGTTCAAATTGGTGCAGTGGCAACTAACATGACGGCATATAACCTATTTAAAGATGTTGGCAATCAGTTTCAAGGCATTGAAAATTCAGTTACCACAGTAATATCTATTGGTAACGCTGATAATTTAAGCTATGGTGATTTATTTGAACGACCACCACCGGAAAATCAGGACTTTGCGTCAGAGTCGTCTATAAAACTTATTGAATTAAATGATACGCATAGCTCTGCGTTTAGTGCTCGAGGCTTTCAATTGGGTAACTATGAGCGTACGATTGGCTACAAAACCACTCTAAACGACAATACCGCAGCAGCAACAACTATCTTTACATTAGACCGCTTGCGTGTAGGTGGGTTCTTGGTTGATTATACACTACGCCGCGGGGATTATGTACGCACAGGTCGTATTTCTGCAACAGTTGGTTACGGTTCAGAGGTGGCATCGTTGGTTGAAACGTTTTCAGAGACAACAGCAACAGGTGTTGCATTTACTGTAACACAAACAGGCGATGACGTTAAGTTTAATTATACAACAACATCAACTGGAGATGACGCAACCTTAACTTATAGTATCGTTAAATTTAATCTATAATAAGTATCTATATGTGGGCAACCAACTACGATGACCGTCTAATTGAGTGGCGTTCATTGAGAGAACAAGCTCAATTGCAAGACTTAGAACAGTGTCTGCTCACAGTAGATGACTGGTGGCAACAAGCACCTTTGGTAAACCATTATCTGCACATTGATGACTTGGATAACTGGCCTTTGCCTTGGGATCTAATCGCAGAAAATACATATTGTGATCTTGCAAAATGTTTAGGAATATGCTATACTCTGCTTCTATTAAAACATAAAGATATAACAAGTCTTGAGATTATTGAGACGCAACAAGAGTTTTTAGTTGCAGTCAATAATGACGCCATTTTAAACTATTATCCGCGTGAAATAGTAAATAGACACACACTCGAAGATATGAAAATAATGCGTGTAGTTGACGCACAGTCTTTGAATCTAGAATAAGACAAACAAGAGGTAACAATGTCAGATATTATCGTGACCAAGCGAGATGGTCGCAAAGAGGCTCTGGACCTTGAAAAGTTTCACAAGGTAGTATTTTGGGCCACAGAAGGCATCACTGGTGTAAGCGCATCAGAAGTAGAATTAAGAAGCCACGTTCAGTTTTATAGTGGCATTACAACAGCAGCAATACAAGAAACACTTATTAAAGCAGCCGCTGATCTTATTTCAGAAGAAACTCCAAACTATCAATATGTAGCAGGACGACTAATTGTATATCATTTGCGCAAGCAGGTATACAATGATTACAAACCTTGCCACATTCGCCAACTTGTCCAGGATAATGTAGAGCGTGGACTTTACGACCCTGAACTTCCAAATCTTTACGACAACGCAGAATGGGACTTTATCAACTCGTTTATCAAGCACGAGCGCGATGAGAGCCTAACATACGCTGCTATGGAGCAAATGCGTAGCAAGTACTTGGTACAGAATCGTGTAACTAAGACTGTTTACGAAACTCCGCAGATGGCCTATGCTCTTATTGCTGCTGTGCTGTTTGCAGATTATCCTAAGGATACTCGTATGCGTTGGGTAAAGGACTATTATGACGCTATTAGTACGCATCAAATCTCGCTTCCTACGCCAGTAATGGCAGGTGTGCGTACTAGTCAGCGTCAATTTTCTTCTTGTGTGCTGATTGAAACAGATGACTCATTAGATTCAATTTCAGCAACAGCAAGCTCGGTTGTTAAGTATGTTTCGCAACGTGCGGGCATTGGTATTGGTGCAGGCCGCATCCGTGCTATCAACAGCCCAATCCGCAAAGGCGATGCTTACCACACAGGTGTTATTCCTTTCTTTAAGCATTTCCAATCAGCAGTAAAGTCGTGTAGCCAAGGCGGTGTGCGCGGTGGTGCTGCTACACTATACTATCCTATTTGGCACTACGAAGTTGAAGACCTGCTTGTTCTCAAAAACAACAAAGGCACAGACGACAACCGTGTGCGTCACATGGACTATGGCATTCAGTTTAATAAACTGATGTACGAGCGTTTGCTATCTGGTGGTGACATTACACTGTTCTCGCCCAATGACGTTCCGGGCTTGTATGATGCTTTCTTTGCTGATCAGGATCGGTTCAAAGAACTATACGAAACAGCAGAGCGTAACACACGCTTACGCAAAAAGACAGTTCGTGCGCAAGACTTGTTCTCACAGTTTATGGGCGAGCGCAAAGACACAGGTCGTATCTACTTGATGAATGTAGACCACGCTAATACACACGGCTCATTTAAACCTGAACTAGCACCAATTAAGCAATCAAACTTGTGTTGCGAAATTGACTTGCCTACAAAGCCACTAAACGATGTACACGACCCAGAAGGTGAGATTGCACTGTGTACACTGAGTGCTATTAACTGGGGTGCATTTAAGCATCCTGCGGATATGCAGAAAGCGTGTGACCTAGCAGTGCGTGGCTTAGATGCGTTATTGTCGTATCAAAACTATCCTATCCTAGCAGCGCAGATTGCAACAAACAATCGTCGTCCGTTGGGTGTAGGTATTATTAACTTGGCATACTTCCTAGCCAAGCATGATGTAAGTTACTCAAATCCAGATGCACTAGAACTAGTAGATACTTGGGCACAGCACTGGAGTTACTACTTGATTAAAGCAAGTGCAGACTTGGCAGTAGAGCAAGGTGCTTGTCCACTCAGCAACGAAACAAAGTATTCGGACGGTGTATTGCCAGTTGATACTTACAAGCGTGATCTTGACGAGCTAGTAGCACACACAGATAAAGTAGACTGGTCAGGCTTGCGTGAGCAGTTGAAAGAAACAGGCATCCGTAACTCAACACTAATGGCACTAATGCCAGCAGAAACTTCTGCGCAAATCTCAAATGCTACAAACGGCATTGAACCACCACGCAGTTATGTGTCAGTTAAGCAGTCAAAGGACGGAATTCTTAAACAAGTAGTCCCTGAGTTTAGACGTTTAAAGAATAAGTACGAATTACTTTGGGATCAAAAGTCGCCTGAAGGTTACTTGAAGATTATGGCTGTGCTACAGAAGTATATCGATCAAGGCATCAGTGTAAACACTTCATACAACCCTCAGTTCTTTGAGGACGAAAAGATTCCAATGTCGGTTATGCTACAGCACTTATTGATGTTCTACAAATACGGTGGCAAACAATTATACTACTTCAATACTTACGATGGACAGGGTGAGATTGATGTGAACACTATGAACGACGAGGAAGACTGCGAGTCTTGTAAAATTTAATGAAAAAATATAATATTTGGAATAAATGGGATCCTCTTAAATCTGTAATGCTCGGTAGCTGTTATTCAGCAGACTTTTTTAAAGATATTAAGAATGACCGTATACGTTCAGCTCTAACACAAATTGCTGATGAAACTATGGCAGATTTAGAATACTACGAAAGTGTACTCAAAGATTTTGGCTGCGAAGTAATACGCCCAGAGCTTGATCGCAATGATTCAATTATGAATTACATCAATGAGGATGGCGCAGTAAAAGGTAACCAAGGAGTTCCGCGATCGCCGTTACAGCCGCGAGACACTCAGGTAGTAATTGGAAACGAATTATTCTTTACCCATAATGATCATTCGTCAATAAAGAAAGCTCTTACTGAATACTGCTCGGATATAAAAACATTTGAACTTCCAATAAACATTAAGTCGTTCAACGGATATAGAGGAGGCGAAGCTCCTGACTGGCCATCATACGAAGAATATATTGAAAGATTTGATTCAAAGCAATTCTCAGATAACCCAGATATTCAAGCCGAGTTTGAAGAAATTCATAAACATTACGCAGGTGTAGACTATGAACCGCATTATCCTATTTCGGCTCCGTCAATAACTGTATTAGGTAAGGATCTATATCTCGACACAGTTCGCATGTCTGAACATGACCAACACATAGCGTATCAAGATTACTACACTAAAAAGTTTGACGAGCATTACGCAAAAACATTTAGACTTAACAAGTTAACAGTTGGTGGGCATAATGATGGTTGTTTTCATGTTGTAAAGCCTGGTGCAATCTGTAGTATTGAAGAGATACAACGATATAATGATACATTTCCTGGATGGGACGTTTGCTTTCTAGAAGATCAAAGCGGATATGCAGATGCTGTTCGAAAATTCCGAAAACTCCGAGACACTGTAGGAGGCAAGTGGTGGGTGCCTGGGCAAGAAGATAATGATGAGTTTACTCATTTTGTTGAGTCTTGGTTGAACACTTGGGTTGGCTATGTAGAAGAAACTGTGTTTGATGTGAATATGCTTGTTCTCGATGAAAAACATGTTTGTGTTAGCCAACAAAACAATGAACAAGTGAATAAATTCTTAAAAGCACACGGTATGGAGCCAGTTTATGTTCCGTGGCGTCATAGATACTTCTGGGACGGCGGATTACATTGTATTACTTTAGATTTATATAGAGAAGGAGCACAGCAGGACTATTTCCCAGAGCGCAGCGGATCTGTGCATGATAAAGGATTTGATTAATATGAGTAAGAAAGTATTTCCAACCAAGAACCCAAAACATACCAAGTCGTTAGCATTTTTAGATCCCAACGGCGGTGTAGGCTTACAGCGTTACGAAACGCTAAAGTATAAACAGTTTGACAAGTTTACTGACAAGCAGTTGGGTTTTTTCTGGCGACCGGAGGAGGTTGATATACTTCGCGACTCCAAAGACTTCAAAGAGCTTAACGAACACGAGCAGCATATCTTTACCTCAAACCTAAAAAGACAGATCTTGTTGGACAGTGTCCAGGGCCGTTCTCCCAACCTAGCGTTGCTACCTATTGTTAGTATACCAGAGTTAGAAACTTGGATTGAAACCTGGGCGTTCAACGAGACTATCCATTCGCGTAGTTATACGCACATTATTCGTAACATTTACTCAGACCCAAGCAAGGTGTTTGACACACTGCTAGATGTAAAAGAGATTTACGAAACTTCGCAAAGCATTTCCAAGTATTATGATGACTTGATTGAAGCAAGCTCGTGGTATCAGTTGCTAGGCGAAGGCAAGCACAAGGTAAACGGCAAGGAAGTTGTTGTTGACCGTTATGAACTTAAAAAGAAACTGTGGCTTGCTATTAACAGTGTAAACGCACTTGAAGGTATTCGTTTTTATGTATCGTTTGCTTGCTCATGGGCATTTGCTGAACTTAAGAAGATGGAAGGTAACGCTAAGATTATTAAACTGATCTGCCGCGATGAAAACCTACACCTAGCAAGCACACAAACAATGATTAAGATTCTACCTACAGACGATAAAGACTTTGCTAAGATTGCTGAAGAATGCAAGGACGAAGTTGCACAGATGTTTGTTGATGTTGTAGAGCAGGAAAAGCGTTGGGCAAGCTATTTGTTTAAAGATGGTTCAATGATTGGTCTTAATGAACAACTGCTAGGCGAATATGTAGAATGGATCGCACACAAGCGTATGCAGTCACTAGGCCTAGATAGTCCATTCCACGGCGGTTCAAACCCATTGCCTTGGACACAAAAATGGATTGCTGGCGGCGAAGTTCAAGTAGCACCGCAAGAAACAGAAATCTCTTCCTACGTTGTAGGCGGAACAAAACAAGACGTATCAGAAGATACATTCAAAGGATTCTCACTATGATTAAAGTATTCAGTAAACAAATGTGCCCTTACTGCGACAAAGCAAAGCAGTTATTAGAAATGTGGGGCTTTGAGTATACAGAAGTAAAGATTGACGAGGACGCAGAAGCTCGCGAGTTCTGTCTGGGACAAGGACACCGCTCAGTACCTCAGATTTATATTAATGAAACATGCCTAGAAGGTGGTTACGATGGATTGTCCGCAGCAGGTAAAGAACGTGTAACAACACTATTAGAAGGTTAAACAATGAAACAACTAGAACTTAATAAAGTACACTCACTTAAAGTAACTTCGGGCGAAGAAATTATTGGTAAAGTAATTGAGCAAACAGACTCAACAGTAACGCTGGAACAAGGCATCACTATTGGTATGGGCCAACAAGGCATGCAACTGATTCCTGCTATGTTTACCTCACTACCCACCGCAAATTTAACGATAAATACTGCTAACATTACAATGGTTGCTGATACGTCTGACGACGTAACTGATGCTTATCGCGAAGCAACTACAGGAATTAAAACTCCTGACAAGAAGATTATCATGGGGTAGTATAACGTTTGGCGCTTGCACAACGAAAAGGTGATTCAAATTCAGCAGGCGGGGTAATTAGCGGACCTTGTGCTCCTACGGTATTAATTAACGGCCGTCCTGCAAGTGTAGTAGGAGATAGTGTAACACCACATCCGTGTTGCGGAAAGCCAGGTTGCAGTCCACATTGCAGTGCAAAAACTACAACCGGATCGCCGACTGTGCTTGCCGAAGGTAAACCCATTGTGCGCAAAGGAGACCCGGATACATGCGGCCATCCTCGCTCAAGTTCAAGTCCAAATGTGAATCTACAATAATATGCAAGGATCAATGACCCCATTAATGTTAATAGCAGGAGAAGGTTTGTTACAAAATACAGGCTTGGGCATTAGTACAGATCTACAATCTAAAATTGCTACCTGTGAAGCAGCAGACCCTGCTAATGCATATAAATTAGCACTTAGCGCAGCATACACAAATGATGATATGTTTACCTTTGCTAACGATACTTGTCCTGCTATTACTAATGCTATTCCAGACTCGTATACATCAATTGATCCAGAAGTTCCTGAGATTCTTGCAAGTGATTCTACTGTGTTGCAAGAGTTTCAACCCGAAGGCGCAACACGATTAACTGATCTACTAGAAGAACACTCAAACAATATACTAGGCAACGGCGATCTAAGTAAGTACGCATCGTACGTTTTTTCGTCACAAGGTCAATTACAGTCATCAAATGAGATACTCAGCAATGCTTCTGCTGCTAACACTTATTTAGGTAGTACATTTACTAACTTTGATGACTTAACTACTGGTGGCATATCAAGCATTAGTCTAGCATTTGATGAATTTGGCAACGATATGATAGGTGCAGGTGCTGCAATTGACTTTGCAAATTTGCAATATTATGGAACCCCGCAAGGGTTGGTTACTATACTAACAAATTTAAATCTACTAGAGTTTGTGTACCCAGAACTGATTGCACAAGGAATCAATCCCGACGCAGTAAAATATAAAATTAGCAATGCAGAGCAATTGTCTTTTGTTGTGCAGAAAAAGTGTTACGAAGCATTTAAGACTGTCACAGGTCAGAAACTTGCCACTATGAAAACAGTATTGCGTGTTACCAGTGCTGATGTAACTAGTTTAGCTGATCTGCTCAATACATTTAAGTTGTTTCCACGCTCACGACAAACACTTAACAGCGTTACTAGGTACGGACGTCGATCAATTTATGTTAACAACACTGGTTCTGTTAATGAGCAGTTTAAAGAGTTAGGAAAAGATTATTATTCAGTTATGCCAAAAGATGTATGCGATGCTAACGTTGCATTTCGTCGTAGTTTACAACAAGTTAAGAATATCTCTGCAATGAACTCAACGTCGTTTGGCACAACTATTAGTCAGCTTGAAAGCAACTACGGATTAGATGCAATTAATTCGCTAACTCAAGCGTTGCCAGCTGATACTCATGAATTTTACACCAATACGTTCGCAGCAAACTCTGCATCAAATATAGCAGAATTTATAGGTTCTCCTGCTGGTATTGTGCATACCGAACAATTATCTATCGTCAACGAAAATATCGCATACCTGAATGCACAAGGAGCACTTGATGAAATTACTACTGATTTCACTAACCTGGCTGCATTTTGTAATACCGTACTAGATGGTATAACACCTGTATCAATTCCGGGATATAGTAGTTACTTAGATCATGATTCGGGCATTGCTGCGGTACTTGTAGGTGTTACTACTAAAATTTCCACATTAACCACAAACTACCCAACACAAGTTGCTGCACTAAATGGTGCATATAACGAAATAGCAGCACACATTAACACAGAACAACGGAACCTAACATCTGCTGGTATTGATTTTTCCGAAACAATTGGGACGCCTAGCTCAATACAGAATCTGGTTTCCAACTTACACTCGTTTGGTACACAGAGTGAACGTCGTGGAATTGCCGAAGTACTTGAAAAAACAGCAGATCTCTCAACAAGAGCTGGACAGGCATTAGTTGCTGCATTGCGAGAAGGCAGAAATTTACAAAAACTAGATTCAATAGGCATACAAACAGATATGTTACCGCCGAATGTAACGCAACCTACTGATTCTGCTGACATTTCTCAGGGCAAATATTCATTGACAGAAGCCCTAAACTCCGTTATACTAGACTAGTAATTTAAACAACTGGAGATCAACTGTGGGTATTTTTGAAAAAGTAGCAAATTTCTTTAATCGCGAATCTGCGACAGAAACTGATCCTTACACAGACATTGCAAGTACCGACGGTGTTCACTACAACCACGCAAAAATTACTCATAAACAGGCTGTTCGCAAAATGGCTGAATATGGCATGAGTGCAAAATACAACATTCACGACAAGAAATGGGTTGTTGAATACAACCGTCAGATGGAAGTATCTGAATCATTCCGTGAAGCAGTAGAAGCAATCAAGGTAGACTAACATGCCTGTGAGCTGGATTCATAAAATGAACGAAAGCAATAGTCGCTTACACAAAGAAGCAACTATTGAAAAGGCAGTAGCAGCACGTCAACTCGGCGACAAGAGTGCCGAATGGTTTATTCAAGGTGCTTATCTAGCATATAATCCATACCTTGTGTATAATATCAAGAAGGTTCCTACAACAGAAGGCATTGAGGATAACGAAAACCCGTTTGATGAATTCAGAATGCTGTTAGGCGAACTAAGTGCTCGCACAATCACTGGCAACGAAGCAATTGGTGCTGTAGATGCTATGAGCCAACGCTTTGACTCGGACACTTGGAACAACTTCTGCGCACCTGTTATCCGTAAGGACCTGCGTGTAGGCGCAACACTTAAAACATTTAACAAAAAACTCAAAGGTGGCTCATACGAAATACCAGTATTTGAATGCCAACTAGCGACAGACAGCAACAAACACCAAAAGAAACTAACAGGCGTAAAGTTTATTCAACGCAAGTTAGATGGTGTGCGTGTTATTGCTATTTGTCGTAAAGGTAAGTGCGCATTATACTCGCGCAACGGCAAACCGCTAGAAAACTTTGAGTTTATTCGCCGCCAAATAGAGGATGTAAGCCTTGTTATTGGCAATGCAATCTCATCACAAGAGTTTGTGTTGGATGGCGAAGTAATGAGCAACTCGTTTCAAGACCTAATGAAGCAAGTTCATCGCAAGAATAATGCGCAAACAGACGACGCAGTATTCCATATTTTTGATATACTACACTACGGTGCTTTTTACAAAGGCATTAGCAAGATTGTTCAACGCGAACGGTTAAATACTTTAAACCATATCAAGTATTGGGTTGATCAACAGCCAAGTCTGACGATTGAAGACCATATGCAACTGGATTTAAGCCTTAATGAAGGACACAATCAAATGCAGCGTTACGCAGAAGATTGTGTAGCACAAGGTTACGAAGGCATTATGATTAAAGATGCTCTCGCACCTTACGAGTGCAAACGCAGTACACACTGGATGAAGTGGAAGCCAGTTATTACCGTTGATTTGGAGGTAGTAAATGTTGAAGAAGGCACAGGACGAAATGCGGGACGTCTCGGCGCACTGGTATGCCAAGGCATTGACGACGGCAGAGAAATTCATGTTAACGTCGGTAGCGGTTTATCTGACGGGGATCGTGATGCTTTTTGGGCTGATCGTGACAGCCTGTTGGGTCATACAGTAGAAATCAAAGCAGACGCTATTACACAGAACCAAGACGGTACATATAGCCTACGTTTTCCGCGCTTTGAACGCTTCAGAACTATTGAAGTTGGCTCAAAAATCTGATAAATACATGAATGTTTCTTAACGTAATAACACTATTCATCGCACTATCTATTAGTGCAGTAGCGATTTATTATTCAGTAGCAGGCCTTGCTACTATCTTCGCTGCGAGTGTTATACCTATTATCATTATGGGAACCACGCTTGAGATTGCTAAACTTGTTACGGCAGTTTGGCTACACAAACACTGGCGTGATGCTGTGTGGTGGCTTAAAACATATCTAGCAACTGCTGTTATTGTGTTGATGTTTATTACCTCAATGGGTATTTTTGGTTTCTTATCTAAGTCACACATAGAACAAGCAGCAGCAAGTGACGAACAAACTGCTAAGATTGAATCAATCACTAACAAAGTAAGTCGTGCAGAGATTAAGATCAAACGCTACCAAGACGAGATTGCACGTTTAAGTTCTGGCGAAGCAGATACTCGCGTTGATACACTCATTGAGCGTGAGCAAAAAGAACTTAATCGTATTACTGGTGTAGTTAATGCAGAAAAGCAAACTGCTCGCGACGCTACTCAACGTACCGTTGACAGTTTAAATGCTAACTTGGCAGCAGCTCGTGATGCACACACAGCAGAAATGCCTGCTCTAACCAAAGCAGCAACATCGTGTTGGAACTGTAAGGAAGAAGAAGCAGCGATTAAAGCAGCTAAGGATAAGTTTGCAGAAACAGAAGCACGAATCAATCAACAAGTTGATGATGCTAGAGCAGCACTAAAGACAGAACTTTCTCGCATTGATGATAAGTATAAACTTCAGTTTGATGATGTGAACAAGCGTCTAGCAAAACTTAAAAAGCAGTCAGAAACCAAAACTGGTAACATTGACGAGCGTATTGCTAAACTTGAAAAGGACATTGAAACTGAACAGGCTGCTGTAGACGTTGTTCGTGAGGAAAAGGCTGTATTAGAAAGCAAGTTCCGTCAACTAGAAGCAGAAGTTGGTCCAGTAAAGTACATTGCACAATTTGTATACGGACCAGAAGCAGGCCGAGACTTACTTGAAGAAGCAGTGCGTTGGGTAATCATTACAATCATATTTGTATTTGACCCGCTTGCTGTCCTACTACTAATTGCAAGCCAATACTCGTTTGAGATGGCACGAGATAAAAAGAAGAAAGATGATACAGGATCTGATCCAGACCTTAACATACCCGATACAACATATAATGTCAGCCTGCAGACGGCGCCGATTCCAACGCCAAGTGCAGCGCCAGAACCAGAAACGATTGAACCGCCGCTAATACCGGACTTCCCAGAACGCGAACAACCCGCAGATCAAGAGCGCGAGTCGCTTGATACAACACCTGCGCCTAAGAAAAAAGCGTCAAAAAAGAAAAAGAAAGTTTCAAAAAAAAAGATAGTGGAGCCTAAACAGGAAGAAAAGCCTGTTGAAAAAACGGAAACCAAGGATGAACCCAGTATTACAGGAGCTAGTAAACCTAATGCTAGACCAGCCAAAAAAGCAAAAGCAAAAAAACAAGCCAAACCCATTAGAAATGAAAAAGTGGCTAAAGAAGTTCAAGAAGAAACCTTCTTAGACGACCCAAACGCATTACGCAACGACAATCCAAGTTCACAACTAGTTCGTTCAGGCGAGTATATCAACTATAAAGGTAAGTTATACAAGGACGAAGCATTAATTGTTTCACATCCTGAACTTGAATTAGACTACTACCTAAAACATCGTGTTCCATTTGGCCCACGCTTCCCAGAGAAGATGCATGCTAACCGTCTTTTCATCCGCACTGACTTACTTCCAACTAAATTATATAGAAGCAATGGCGAAGAATGGGAACTACAAGACAAGAACATTCTACACCGTCAATCTTACTCACAAGATTATATTCAAGTATTGATTGACAAAGTAGCAGAAGGCGAGTATAATCCAGAGCTGCTCAACGATATTGAGAAGCAACTAATCAAAGAACAAATATCAGATGAATTCTAATATGGCAGAAGAAGAACAAAACATTACAACTTGCTCGTTTTGCGGCAAGGCAAAAGAAGATGTGACAAAACTCATTGTAGGTGAGGGTGCTGGCATCTGTAATGAGTGTGTTGACTACTGCGTAGATCTATTGGTTGTTGATCACCACGAAGAAAAGCAAGACACACTTAAAAACATTAATCCAGTTAAACTAAAAGAATACTTAGATGCACATGTTATTGGACAAGACCAAGCCAAAATGGTGTTAAGTGTAGCAGTTGCTAACCACTACAAGCGTATCAACAAAAAGTCACCGGGTAAACTAGACAAAAGTAATGTGTTGCTACTAGGACCTACAGGTTCAGGCAAGACATTACTTGCTAAAACTATTGCTGAATACTTGGATGTTCCATTTGCTATTGCTGACGCTACTAGTCTAACAGAAGCAGGTTATGTAGGCGACGATGTTGAAGTATTAATCTCAAGACTTATACAAAATGCCGACGGCGACATTGATCGTGTAGAGCGTGGTATTATCTTTATTGACGAAGTTGATAAGATCAGCCGCAAAGGCGAGTCGGCAAGCATCACTCGCGACGTATCAGGTGAAG